GGTCAGAAGTTGATGCAGAAAGTGCGGTCTATGACCGGGGATATGTCGCAGATACCTGTTGCAGAAGTTTCTGAAGCAGGGCAAAGCAAGGATGAGTTTGATGCCGAGATGTTTGCTTTGATGAGAGATGAACGTGCAAGTGACCCTGTTTGGTATAAGGCAAATGTCGAAAAACGGTTCGAGCAGAGGTATCCAAAAACCAGATGATGCGTTTGCTGTCTTTACAAGGTACAGCTTGTAGTGTATGTCTGAAAGTGACTGATAACCCATAAGGGCCGGTCTGGCGTGGAGAAATCCAACGGGTGCAGACGTACTGCATAGCCAGAGGCCGGGGCTCTCCCCGATAACCTACAAGGCGAAAGTTTTGTTTTGGTTCAATTGAGGAGTGAAAAATGTCAACGAACCTTTCACCCGCATTCGTCCAGCTATTTGAAGCAGAAGTTCACCAAGCCTATCAGGGTGCGGCTGTTCTTCGCGGAGCTGCTCGGACGCGGACTGGTGTTGTAGGGGACACCGTAAAATTCCCTAAAGTGGGCAAAGGCACAGCCTCTGTTCGCACTCCCTCCACCGATGTCGTTCCTATCAACGGCGAATTTTCGCAAGTTTCAATTAGTCTTACTGATTTTGTGGCTGCTGAGTACTCGGATGTGTTTAACCAAGCTAAGGTTAACTTTGATGAGCGTCAGGAACTTGCACAGTTGGTTGGAAATGCCATTGGTAGACGCGAGGACCAGATTATCATTGACGCACTGAATGCGGCATCAGCCGGTTCAACTGTGGCAAAAACAGTGGTAACAACGGGCTCAGCGACAGCATCAAATCTGAATGTGGGTAAGATTATCGCCGCCAAGAAAGCCTTGGATGCGAAAAACGTACCAGCAACAGACCGTCACTTTGTAATCCATGCCAACAACTTGGCTGGCTTGCTCGGTGATGAACGTGCGATTTCGAGCGATTTCCAGACACTGCAAGCTCTGGTCGGTGGTCAAATCAATCAAATGATGGGCTTTACCTTCCATATTGTTGGTGACAGAGACGAAGGTGGTTTGCCGCTGGCAACTGCTGACCGTACTTGCTTTGCGTTCCACCGCTCAGCAATCGGGGTCGCTGTGGGTATCGCACCGAAAACCGAAATCAACTACATCCCAGAAAAAACATCATTCTTAATCACAGCCATGCTCTCTATGGGTGCGGGTGCGATAGATGTTGACGGGATTGTTGACGTAATCTGCGAAGAATAGGAGGGCTGACAAATGGCATTTGCAAGAGCGGGTTGGAACCCAATCGGTGGTCAGTCTAAGAAAGGCACTGCACCGCAACTGTTCACTTACACTACAACCGATGCAGTGACTGTTGTAGACGGCGCTGGATACTTCAACAGCGTGTCTGATGATGTTTCTGTCGGTGATGTTATCATTTCGGTGACATCTACTGGCGGTACACTGGCATCGTCAATACACACTGTCGTGTCCAACGCATCAGGCGTGGTGGACGTTTCAGACGGCACCACCATCAGCCAGACTGATAGCGACTAATCGAGCGGGGCGGCAGCTTGCCGCCCCCTCATCCCTTGGAGGTGTAGATGGCCGCTGGCGATAGCGATGTAAGTATTTGTAACAAGGCCCTGCTCTTACTTGGCGCAGAGGCCATTTCTTCTTTCAGCGATGGAACGCCCGGTGCTCAAGCCTGCAACACGATTTACACCGAAGTAAAGTTTTCGACTATGGGCATGTATCCGTGGTCCTTTACTATCGCAAAAACACAACTAGCACGGGATACGGTCACACCTCAGAATGAGTGGACATATCAGTATCTGCTTCCCAATGACATGCTGCTCGGCGTTCCGAGGGCAGTACGTACCACCTCGGCGGCTGGCGGTCAGCTCTTCAAGCAATGGGAGATAGCGCAGTCCTCATCAGGCGGCGCAGTGCTTATGACAGACGCTGAAGAAATACACATAGATTATCAGAAGGCAGTCAGCGAAGGCGGTATGCCAACATACTTTGTGCAGCTTCTAGCCTATCAGATGGCGTGGCATCTAGCCGAGGTCATCACAGACCAGACACAAAAATCTGAATACTGGCGTTCAGTAGCACTTGGCACTCCGGGCGAAGGTCTGCGAGGCGGATATTTCAGACAAGCTGCCAACATAGACGCAGGCGGTCAGACACCGTCTGTTGTAGGTGATTATCTGCTAACGGATGTAAGATGAGCCGGATACAGCAATACCAATCGAGCTTTACTGTTGGTGAGCTAGACCCCCTGCTTCGGGGCCGGATAGACTTGCAGCAGTATTATAGTTCTGTCGATGTAGCAAACAACGTGCTGTTTGAGCCTCAGGGTGGTTTTAGTCGTAGGCCGGGGCTGAAGTTTCTTCTCGATATCACCAACGACAATCCCAGCAACGGTTCAGCCATGATACCGTTTGAGTTTAGCACTACGCAAAACTTCATGATTGTTGCATCAGCGGTGAACAACCAGACCACCATTAGGTTTAGATTTTTTGCGGCTGGCGCTTTGCTGACTAACATAAATGGCAGTGGCAATGATTATCTGGACTACACAGTAGGTACTTTGTATGAGGTCAGCACCTATGACCTGAATAAATTATATTTCACTCAGAGCGCTGATACACTGATTTTAACCCATGAGAACTTTGCGCCGTTCAAGATTGTACGAGGAGCCAACAATACAACGTGGTCTGCATCAGCCCTCAGCCTGACTATTCCGAAGGTTGCCGATACAATCAGCGCCAGCAATCCTAGCGGCACGATTACCCCGGACGCGGTAGATGGCACGGTAACTATAACCGCTAGCGCCAGTGTCTTTTCTTCTGGCAATGTTGACCAGTTTATCAATGTAACAAACGGCTTTGGCCGCGCTCGGATTGTAAAGTTCAACAGTGCAACTGAGGTAGAGGTTATTGTTGAGATACCGTTTTTTGAAGCTAGCGCTGCGATACCAAACGGCGATTGGGAGCTAGAGACAGGTTACGTAGATGCCTGGTCAAACACTCGGGGCTGGCCCCGGACCTGTACGTTTCATGAAAGCCGGTTGTATTTTGGCGGCAGTGCATCAAACCCCAACACACTGTTCGGCTCCAAGGTCAACGACTTTTTCAACTTCAAAGCTGCTGAAGCCTTAGACGATGATGCTATACTGGTTACACTAAGCACTGACAGCGCCAACGCAATCAACGGCATCAGGTCAGGCAGAGACTTGCAGATATTTACATCCGGGGCAGAGTTCTTTGTACCGCAAGCAGACCTAGACCCTATCACACCATCAAACATCACAATCAAGTCAGCCACCCGCCGTGGAAGCAAAGTAGGACTGCGGCCACAGTCTGCGGAGGGTGGCACCCTATTCATACAGCGGCAGGGCAAAGCTTTGCGTGAAATGCTGTTCTCAGACGTAGAGTTGTCCTATGTGGCCAACAACGTGAGCTTATTATCCTCCCACATGATTGTTGACCCCAAAAGGATGGCTCTACGTGCTGCTACCGATACAACAGAAGGTGACTTGTTGCTGATAGTCAATGGCACAAACACAACCGGCTATAGAGCATCTAGCACCGGGTTCGGCGGAACTATCACTGCCTTTATGCTAAACCGGCCCCAACAGATTGTAGCGCCCTCCAGCTTCACAACAGATGGTGACTTCTTTGATGTAGGCGTTGATTTAGATGATATCTATGTCATCACTAAGAGAACTGTTAGCAGTGCTACAAAATACTATGTTGAACTATTCGATGAAGACCGTACAACAGATGCGGCTATCCAATATTACAACAGTCCGGCATCTCCTGACCAAGCCCTGCCCGGTTCAGCAACAGCCGGTAGCCTCTCACACCTCGAAGGTAAAACAGTCAAAGTCATTAGAGACGATATCGTAGACACAGACCAGACTGTCAGCTCCGGGCAAGTAACGCTCGGCGGCACACCGACAAGCTATGCAGAGGTTGGTCTGGATTACACTGTCACTGTTAAGACACAGCCGTTTGAGCCCAGACTGTCCAGTGGTGCTGTTCAGAGCCAACGGCGCAGAATATTAGAGGTGAGCCCTGTTTTGTTTAGAACTCAGAATATCACCATCAACGGGCGGGAGGTCCCGCTACAAAGTCTGCCTCTGAGTGGTGCTGGCGGTGTCACAAATTTTTCAGGTGTAAAGAAAACCCAAGGCTTTCTCGGCTATGACCGTGATGCACAGATAACAATCAGCCAGAGCAAGCCCCTGTTTTTTACAGTTTTGTCCTTAGATTATAAAGTGAGTGTTGGTCAATGAGTGCTGTAGAGATAGCCTTAGTAGCGGCCTTTGCTGGTCTGAAAGCAAAAGCAACACTAGATGCAGGTAAAGCACAAGCGAATATATACGGCGCACAAGCTCGGCAGACCGAGCTGCAAGGCAGAGTGCAGGCAATAGAGTATCAGACAGAAGCAAACAATGCGCTCAGCAATCTTGAGAAAGTATTAGCCGCAAACAACGCTCGAGCATCTGCTGGTAATATGGACCCCCTTGCAAGCGGTTCATCTCAGGACTTGATAGCAAGGTTAAACATGCGTGAAGGTGTCAATCAGTTCACGATTGCCCGTGATAACGCAACGATGGCGAAACAGATGGCAGCATACCAAGCTGGTCAGTATCGCACTGCTGCATCGAACGCTAAGAAGATGGCACAGACCCAAGCCCTTATAGGGATAGGTGAGACGGCTATGAGCGGTATGCAAATATTCGGTACACCAGATTTTATGAAGACAACGTGACATGGCTGAACAAGTAAGATTAAAACGAGGTGGACTAGCCCTTAGGGTGCCGCAAGTAGAGTTTGCCGCCAGTAAGGTTGAGGCACAAGGCTTTGCTAATTTAGCTCGGTCGCTTGATAGCATGACCAACTACTTTTTGCGTGAGGCTGAACAGAAGGCTCAGATAGAAGGCGCTGAGTACGGTGCGCTAAATGCACCAACCCAAAAGCAGATTGATGATGCTTATCTGCGCGGCGAGGAGATAGAAATCCCCGGTGACCAGAACTCTGTTTTCGGCAGAGCGGCCAGAAAGGCTGCGCTCAGCATAGCCAGTGATGAGGTTTCAGCACTAGCAAGCAAAGAACTTGCAAACGTAGAAGGCATTTTTAATCAGGTGCTAGATAGCCCCTCGATGCCTCAGGAGGAAAAGCAACGACTAGCAGAGCAGCTTGGCATTACAGACTTTTCGCCTCAGTCGCTGGTGACTGTCATGGACACCGTCATAGCCGGGTATGGCAAAACATTAGACGATACTTCCCCTGCCCTTGCCAGAAGGTTTAGAGCTGAGCAAAGCATTACTGCAAATGGCAAATGGACAAAGTATCTGGATGCTTACGTTAAACAGGAAAACCAAAAGCTAGAGAGCAGCTTCAGAGTAAATCATGCCCAAAACTATAGCGAAAGCAAAATTAGCTCTGCGCTTGAACTGCCCAACGGTCTAGAAATTATAAAAAAGAACCGCGAGGATGAAATCAAAAAAGCCAGTTCGTTCTTGGTTGGCGCAGAGATGAATACGTTTCTTGATGGTATGGTTGCCACAAATGAGGCTGCTGCTTTACAAGTCCTTACTGACAAAACCTTTGCCGGTCCCGGCCCTGTCAAAATCATCAAAAAGGTACAGCAAAATCAACTTGCTGACCTAGATGTGGGCATACAGAACTCAGTCAAACTGCTTAAAGCTGGTGGGATGTCCAACAGTGACATAGCCCAAGAGCTTCGCAAACGGCGCACTGAACAGCTTACCTTCCTTGAGAATGAGCAAAAGGGGATGAATGACAATGCTGAAGATGACGAAGCGCGAATAACAGCCTCGGTCATGGAGCATATGGCAAGTGGGGACAAAGAAAAGTTTGATACTGCTATAGGTATTCTCAAAATAACTGACCCGGTTAAAGCTCAAGAGTTTCAGGATAAGTTTGATGCAGCTGGCCGGAAACGCACTCAGTCTGACCCGGATGTAGTCACAGCTCTCACCAAGCTAGGCTCAAATATTACCTTCAGTGATGTTGCAACCAACATTGAAAATCTTAGCAATGCTGACCTAGATAAATTCAGAAAACGTGCAGCAACCTTTGAAAATGCGGAAATGAAGAGAGCAATTAATGTTATAGCCGGAGAGTTGAACATACCGCCCGAAATGACAAATATTGTTACAAATGACCCCAACTTTAAAAGAGCACAACTTCTTTCAAAAATAAAATCAAGATTAGAAATACGTTATGAGCAAGCCCTCAAAGAAGGGTTGGCATTTGACGGTCAGGCAATAGCAGATGAACTGATGACAGAACTCGGTCAGGAATTTGATGACGCTATTGTGGGCGCAACAATACGCAGTGGCGAAGACGTAGTTCGAGATTTGAATCTGTTTTTAGAAAATGACCAAAAGATTGAAGTCGATGATTTCGACAGCGCAATAAATATATTTAGAAGATTGAAAGAAAACAAAAAAGAACGCCCAGCAGGTTTAAGAAACATGAATGACCCGGCTATTCTTAAGAAGATTGACAGCCTGCAAAAAGCAAAAGAGGCGGCTAATACAAGATGAACATTTTAGACCATTACAAACAGTCGCATGACCTGAGAGCCTCAGAAGATTATGAGGTATCTATCAACGACCAAGGCGCGAGGCTCGGTGCGCCTGCACCAGTAGAAGGTCGCTTCTTCTATCCCGAAGGTGATGCGCCTCGACCACAATACGAGGGCGATATGCTAGAGCGCACTGGTCAGGCGTTAGAGGATGTAGGTCAAACTGCTAAGTCTATGGCTGTCGGAGCTGGTGCTGGCATGGCCGGGTTGCCCGGTGATGTTGTTGCCCTTACCGGCGGCTTGGCTAGATTGCTGTTTCCCGGCGATGAGGGGCGCATACAGGGCGCAACTGACACCATCACTAAGATATCCGAGGCAATCGGCTCTGAGCGCATTCTGGGGCTTTATAGGGACTTGGTCAATGAAAGTGATATGAGTGCCGAAGATAAGCAAATGGCCCTCGATGCAGCGGAAACTGGCTCATTTTTATCAATCCCCGGTGTTGGCGCGACAGCCGCTGTTGGCAAGGACGCAATCAAAGAGGGCGTGGTCAAAGCAGGACAAGCTGCCGATGCGCGGATTGCCGACCGTGCGGCTGATACCGGGGTGACGCTTGCGGCTGGGGCTGACCCTATGCCAGCCGTTGATGCTGCTATATCTGCTGCTGGCCGGGCTGTTAGAACAAATAGGGCTGAAGATGTTTTGCGTGCAAAATATCCTAATGTTGAGCTTGATGTTTCTGAAAACGCAAAGGGTTTGATATTGAGCAAGATAGTTGTTCCAGATGGTCAGAGGTCTAGCGGTGTGGGCAGCGCAGTTATGTCAGACCTTGTATCTTATGCTGATAGCAAGGGGCTTCCATTAGCTGTTACACCTGACAGCATTTTTGGCGGCTCAAAAGGCCGATTAGAAGATTTTTATAAACGGTTTGGTTTTGTAAGAAACAAAGGCAGAAACAAAGATTTTGCTTTTAGGGAGACTTTTGTAAGGCAGCCAAAAGCTGACCCTAATCAGGCTGCTGGTGCTGCAATGGATTTGGCACAGGCGCGATATTTTGAGACAGGCAAGTTTGAGCCGCCAACGGCTGAAAACCCTGTGTCTATTGTACCGCCGACAGAAACTGAACCCGGCATCATAGCTTTCCATGGCTCTGGCGCAGACTTTGATGAGTTTCGCCTAGAGATGATTGGCACTGGCGAAGGCGCACAGGCATACGGCTATGGGCTGTACTTTACTGACAGCGAGGATATAGCCAAGTTCTACCGTGATGCTATGGCACGCGACAAAGGCACAATCGCAAGCGTGGCGGTTGACACCAGAAGAAATCCAGAAGAAGCGGTTTCAGCATGGCGGTCGGCTGCAAAGGACTTGCCAACTGAATTGCAAGATTCAGTGGCTTCTAAGTTAGCCATAAGATTAAATATTGATGAAATTCTTGACGATATGGAAGTAGATTTTTTTGGTGAATATGCAAATGAAGTCAAAGATTTACTGAACAAAGGCACCGGCAAAATGTACAAAGTCGGCCTTGCTCCCAAGCCTGACGAATTGTTGGATTACCAAACCACCTTTGCTGAACAGCCAAAGAAAGTGCAAGACGCATTAAAGGCGATTGGGTATGAGGTAGAGACTGACAGGGCCGGGTTGAAAAACCCACCTATTGTTGTTGAGGCGGCTATGACTAGGCCCATGCCTATGGTTTTAAATTATATGAAAGGCGTTGTGTCTGACACAGCAAAAGCCCCTATTAATAAAGAAATTTCAAGCATAAATGATAAAATGCGTTCTTTGGCAAAAATTATGGATGAGTACGAAATTAGTTACAGAAAATACTCCGACCCTAAAGGCCAAGAGGCGGCTGAAGAATATGACCAGCTAATGGACAAAAGACAAGAGTTAGTCAACAAAATGGCAAGCTCTTCAAGAGCAGATAAATTATTATCTGAAAAACTGTCGGAACAAGGCGTTCCCGGCATTAAATATCGGGCCGCTGGTTCAAGAGGTGCAAATGTAGACGCAGCAGATGCTGAGATGAACTATGTCATTTTTGACGATAAAGCGGTCAAGATACTAGAGAAATACGGCATTGTCGGGCCTGTAGCTGTTACAGCCGGTGCGGCCTCGCAAACAGACACGGAGGCGGATGATGGCAAAACTACTTAAAGAAGCTATCACCTCTCTGGGCAAGGCTGTCGAAAATGCAGAGCGCCGGTCCTTTGGCAGCATGGTGCCAGACGATGAAGTAACAAAAATGCAGTCGGGTGACATCGTTATCAAGGCCATGCCTGATGATGACCTCAAGGCTTTGAACAAATATCTAAATGATAAAGGCTATACCAAAGGCTTAAATCTAGGTCGCATAGGAGAAATTTTTGGCAGTCCTGAGGGGTTGGCTAAAGTTGATGGAGGCAGACTACAACTAGAAGATTTTGACGTTGAAAAAGTCATGCAAAATATCAAACAGAACAATAAAGAATTGTTTGAACAAATGCGCCGTGAAACAAAGTCAATGGACGCACTAATGGCTATGGCACAACAAGCAGGCTTTGATGATATAGTTCATAGATTTTTGCTTAGAACACCCGGCAAGGTTGAGCCTCCAGAGCGTGTTTTAGGTGGTCTAGCTGTCATTATAAAATTAGGCAGAGAGCTCCAAGCCGGTGCAAAACAAACCTTACAAATGACCGACCAAGCGGCTAAAGAAGAGGCTTTTAAGAAATTAAGAATTATCGCAACAGTGCAAAGTAATTTAGCTGCAAATATAGCTGGTAATGTTTCTGAGTATGGTCGTGGTTTAGCTGTTGTAAGCAATATAGCAAAGCTAGAAGGATTTAATGTATCTCAATATGCAAACCAATTAGATGAGTTTGTGCAGGGCATGGATGATGGTCTGATTGATTATCACCTAAATACCTTTCTTACTTTGCAGAAGCCATCTGAAAAAGCAAAGTATGCGGAGAGTGGCTGGGCATCTAAGACCTATGACCTGGCTATGGAGCAATACATAAACGCCCTGCTTTCAAGCCCGGTAACTCACATGGTCAATATTGCAGGCAACGCCTCTTTTCAAATGCTGTCATTGGCTGAGCGTGGACTATCTGGTGTCATTGGCACAGTCAGGACATTAGGCGGCAGACGCGGTGACGTAGGTGACCAGCGCTATATTGGAGAGGCTGCGGCTGAAGCACATGGGCTTATGATGGCTCAAAAAGATGCGTTTCTGCTTATGGGCAAAACAATGGCCACTGGTGAAAGCTCAGACTTCGTCACTAAGATAGACTTGCGGACCAGACGAGCTCTCGGCGGCACCGACAATTTGCAAGACGTAGCTAGTGCAATCAATCAAGGTGATTTCTTCAAATCGTTTGTTGACCTTATGGGCATCTCATCTCGTCTGCCCGGACGTATGCTGGCAACTGAAGATGAATATTTTAAGGTAATTACTCAGCGCCGCGTCCTTTATCGTGAGGCTTACAGAGGTATGCAGTCTGTGTTTCAGCAAGCGAGACGTTCTGGGGTGTCTCGTGATGAGGCCAAACAACTAGCCGAGGCAGAATACGTGAAAATCATGACTAGCCCCAGCCAAGATGTAAAAGACTTGATGACCACTGAAGCTAGAAAGATGACGTTCCAAGGCAAGCCTGACGGTTTTTTTGGAAATGTTGGCCCTCTTATTAACTCAATACCGGGCATCAAAACAGTGATCCCGTTCTATAACACACCGACCAATGTGATTAA